GTTAACGTTTAACGACTTAAATAACCAAGAAAAATTTGATATAGCAGAACTCAAACCGAAGTATGGGATAGGTGGTGTGGATTTAGCGTCCACAACTGACTTAACCTCAGCTACGGTTATTTTTATGTTGCCAAATGACGACAAAATCTATGTTGAGCAAATGTATTGGTTGCCAGAGGATTTACTAGAGAGGCGCATAAAGGAAGATCGTATACCGTACGACAAATGGCATGAACAAGGCCTGCTCCGAACGACACCGGGGAATAAAGTCCATTACAAATTTGTGGTGGATTGGTTTAAAGAAATGCAAGAAGAGAAAGACATTTATGTACCTTGGGTCGGATACGACAGCTGGAGTGCCACGTACTTCGTGGAAGAAATGAAAGGCGTCTTTGGCGAACAAGCGATGGATGCCGTTATTCAAGGGAAGAAAACACTAAGCAGTCCAATGAAGTCATTAGGCGCTGATTTAAGTAGTAAAAGAATTGTTTATAATAATAATCCAATTTTGAAATGGTGCTTAACAAACGTTGCAGTTGATATTGATAAAAACAATAACATTCAGCCGATGAAAACAAGCAATGTTAAGAAGAGAATAGATGGATTTGCTTCGTTATTGGACGCCTATGTAGTGTTAGAAAGACACTTGGAAGAGTATAAAGGAATCATTTAAAAGGAGGTGGAATTACAAGTATGGGATTATTTGAAAAGTTATTTCCGAACAAAACGAATAACGCAAAGGCCGAAGCAGTCGAAGGGTATTTTAAAACCATGAACGCTTATACACCTAGCTTTAATACGTATCAAGGCGGACTTTACGAGATGGAGCTCACACGATCCGTAATCAATGCGTTTGCAACGGCAGTGAGTAAGTTAAAACCAGAGTTTACCGGCTCAGCTTATCAAAGTTTGGGTAAGAAGATGCAATTTCAACCGAATCCATACATGGATACGACTAAGTTTTTGTACAGATTGGCGACAATATTGTCTGTGAATACAACAGCGTTTATCGTTCCGCTTTATGCCGATGATTATAAAACCATTGTGGGTTATTACCCGATACTACCTACTCGAACAGAGGTCGTAGAGGTCGGAGGTGAACCGTGGTTACGCTATACATTTAATAATGGCAATAAAGCAGCGCTTGAATTGTCGCAAGTCGGCATACTCACGCAATACCAATATAAGAATGACTTTTTCGGAGATACAAACAGTCCGCTTATGCCAACGCTACAATTAATGGATATACAAAAACAAGGCATGGAAGAAGCGATTAAACAGTCGGCTAATATTCGTTTTATGGCTAAATTGGGTCAGACGATACGACCAGAGGACATCGAGAAAGAACGCAATCGTTTTTCTAAACAAAATCTAAGCAGCGACAATAAATCTGGCGTAATGATGTTTGATAGCAAGTATTCAGAAGTTAAACAGATAGATAGCAACCCTTATGTGATTGACGATAAACAAATGGAGCAAATAAAAACGAATGTCTTTAATTATTTTGGTGTTAATGAAAATATTATCCAAAATAAATTTAGCGAAGATGAATGGAATGCCTTTTACGAAGGGAAAGTTGAACCGTTCGGCCTACAACTCGGACTAGTCATGACAAACATGACTTTTACAGCAAAAGAAGTGGCATTCGGTAATCAAATCATGTTTACTGCGAACCGCATGCAGTACGCAAGCAACGCAACTAAATTGAAAGTGTCCTCCCAACTTTTTGACCGTGGCATTTTATCCACAAATGATGTTATGGATATTTGGAACATGGCGCATGTCGAAGATGGAGACAAACGCTTTATCCGTAGAGAGTATGTCGAATCAGACAAGTTAGACGACGAAGGAGGTGATGAAAAGAATGCCAGTAGTGAAGACGAGGGAATACCGGAATTTGATGGCGATAAACCAGACACAGACACAGAAACGGATAGAGAGTAACTTTTATGTTGACGGTTATGCGACAACTTTTGAACCCTATGAATTATATGAAATAGACGGTATTAAATACTATGAACAAATTGATAGAAACGCCTTTGCGGGTGCGGATATGTCGGATGTGATTATGCAGTACGATCATCAAGGCAGAGTATTGGCTAGGCAAAGCAACAGCTCATTAATTGTTGAACCAAACAATGATGGGCTATTTATATGCGCTGATTTAAGCAATTCAAGCGCAAGCAAAGATTTATACGAGGACATCACAAGTGGGTTAGTCACTAAGATGTCTTGGGCGTTCACGGTAGCCGAGGATGAGTTTAACCGTGATACCCGAACACGTGTAATAAAGCGTGTGAATAAAGTGTACGACGTATCAGCCGTTAGCATACCAGCTAATAGCGATACTTTAATAAACGCTCGTTCCTTTTTTGACGGAGAGATTAAAGAAGAGAAGCAGGAGTTGCTAGAGCGAAGAAAGATGCAGTTGAAACTAAAAATAAAAATAATGGAGGAAGAAAATGAATAGATTAGAAGAGATTCAAAAGCGTATTGCCGTGATCAAAGGGGAAATTGGAAAAGAAGATGTGGATTTAAACGCATTAGAAACAGAATTAGACGGATTGGCAGAAGAGCGTAAAGGTATTATGGAACAAGCAGAAAAACGCAAAAAGATGATGGACTCAGTAGCAAATAATACAGACTTGACAGTATTAGAAAACTTTAAAGAAGAAAGAGGAGAAAAAACTATGGAAAATAACTATACAATTGCTTCGCCTGAATACCGTTCCGCTTATTTCAAAACATTAGCTGATGAAAAATTAACAGAGGTTGAAGAACGTGCATTTACACACACAACAGTCAATTCAGATGCCTTACTACCAAAAGAAACAGTTGAAGAAATCTGGAACATGATTGAAGAACAACACTCGATTTTAGGTGACATCACAATGTACCGCACAGGTACGGTTATTGAAGTTCGTCAACATACTGAAATCGTTGCTGGTGATGCGAAAGTCGTTGCTGAAAACGAAGCAAACGTTGACGAACAAAACACATTTATTAAAGTGTCGTTGTCCGGTAAAGACTTTAGCAAACACGTAGAAGTGTCTTACGCTTTAGGTAAAATGACAGCTGGAGCATTAGAAAGCTACCTAACAGCAGAAATCGCAGAACGCTTAGGTTATTCATTGGCTAAAGACGTTATTGCACAACTTGATATTGATATGGATGCGGCAAACAAAGCACTTGCAACTGCTACAGACTCAATCGAATGGGCTGAACTAGCAAACGCATTTGGCTCACTTAAAAATGCAGGCGCTCCAACTGTCTATGTAAATAACTCTACATTATACAACAAATTGGTCGCATTAACAGATACTACTGGTCGTCCGTTGTTCCAGAACACAATGCAAGAAGGCGTACAAGGCGTATTGATGGGCGCACGTGTGAAAGTTGAAGAAGCGTTAATTGATGATGCTATCCTTATCGGCGATCCTAAGAAAGTTGTTGGGAATATGGTACAAGACGTTATGGTTGAATTTGATCGCGATATTAAACGTCACGTAAACATTTATGCTGGTTATGCTCGTTTTGAATGTGCATTACTCGCACCGAAAGCATTCGCTAAATTAACTGTTACTGCGGGGGTTTAATAAATGAAGGTCAGAGCATTGAAACGCTTCTTCGACCTCAAAGAAAATGAACTACGCAACCCTAAGGATGAATTTGTAGCAAACAAAGAGAGAGCGGAGGAGTTAATGACTTCTCCCACTCCTTGGGTAAAAGAGGTCAAGGAAAACAAAAAGAAAAGTGGTGAATAACCATGGCATTGATTGATGAAGTAAAAGTGGCGAATCGTATTACAACAGATGATGCGGGCATTTCATTGGAGTTGGACGGATTGATTGAAGCAGCGAGACTGGATTTGATTATAACCGGCGTGGACGCAATCAAAGCGAATGATGATACCGACGCATTAATCAGAAGAGCCATTATCTTGTATACAAAAGCGCATTTTGGTTATGCAAATGACGACGCAGAAAGATTACACCTTACCTATCAATTTCTACGAGATAAACTTTCCATGGATATTGATTACAGCAACGAGGTGGTCTGATGTGGAAAGACGTGATTGAGCTAGGCAATTTAGAAGAATATGCCGAGTATGGAGAAGTCCTGCAACAGTTTGTGTACCGGAAAGTATACGCAAACAAACAATCGGTTAGACAATCTGAATTTTACCAAAGCGCAACGACTGGATTAAAGCCAGAATTGGTGTTTGAAATACGTTCAGTCGAGTTTTCTAATGAAGAGAAAATACGCTATAACGGTAAAGAGTATTCTATTATCCGAGCGTACGACAAAGGGGAAACAGTTGAGTTAACCGTATCCTCCCACATTGGAAGTGAAGTCAGTGGCTAGAAAAAGAAAAGAACTAACGATGGAATCCAATTTAGATAAGATAACTGAAAAGATAGAGAACAAACCTTATAAAGTTATGAATACAGTTGGTCAACAGTTGGTTAGAGAAGTTAGATCAACGACTTTAAGAAGCCAATTCCACCAACGTAGAGCCATACTTCATAAAAGTTTAGGCTACTGGGCAAGGCCGAGAGAAAAAGATTTGCAAATTGGCTTTAAAATGTCTATTCCCGGAATCGTGGGCAAGATGATTACTGGCCAAGAAGCTGACCCAATCAAACCGGTTGTTATAAAAAA